CATCAGGAGATGCTTTCCTTGATAAATGTTATGCTTGGGTTATGGCTCAAGACGATATGGCAGGAAGCACGGCTGTTTGATGCGTAAAGCTCAAATGGCTGTTTGTTAAAAAGGAGACTAAAATGACCGAGAAAAAAACAAACGTCATTACAGTCAATGAAAAAGAATATAACATTGATGCGATGACGGACGAGCAAAAATTGTTGCTTAGTCACGTTCAAGACTTGGAGCGTAAAATTGGGAACACCCAGTTTAACATGGACCAATTAAGGATGGGTCGTGAAGCAGTGCTTCACCGTTTTATTGCCGCCCTTGAAACTCCAAAACCTAAAAAAGAAGATAGTATATTGTTTGATACGTCACCCCTACCTACCGTAAATGACAAAGTGCCCGGAGTAGCTAACTAGATGTTAGGCTTCTTCCCTCTTACAGGCGCACCATTAGCGTCTACATTCGAGCAGAACATAGCTCGTTTGACGGGGGTGGAAGCCACTACCGCGCTAGGCTCTGTTACCATAAGAGGTACGGCCTTAATAGAACCTTCTGGTTTAGAAGCCACAGGTGGTATTGGGTCTGTAACTGTTACAGGTGATGCGGACTTTACGCTCACTGGAGTAGAAGCCACAGGCGCTATAGGTGACGTAACTGTAGTCGCGGATGCAAACGCTACAGTCGTAGGAATATCTGCTACCACGGCGCTAGGCACGGTTACCATAACAGGTGCAGCGACTATCATTCCTACTGGCCTGCAGGTGACTGGATCTATAGGCAATGTAGTTGTATCCGCTGATGGAAATACAACAGTTACAGGGGTTCAAGCAACAGGTGCTATAGGCACCGTAAGTGTGGCTACAAATGCAATATTCCAAGTCGTTGGTAATTCTGCTACACTAACGGTAGGCGATGTAGATGTTGCTATTAATATGCGGGTACAAGTAACGAGTGTGACAGCTACGGGTGAACTTGGCAGGTTACTCATATGGCAGGATGTGGATGACGCACAGACTCCAAATTGGGTAGACGTGTACGACAAACAGTGAGGCTAGTATGACAACATATACACCATTATTAAAACTAGCGTTGCCTGTTTCGGGCACTTTAGACGGTACATGGGGCGATACGGTTAACGACAACATCACTTCGATGGTCGATGAGGCCGTTGCTGGGTTAGCGACTATAAATACATGGTCTACTAATTCTCACACCTTAACTACAGCAGACGGCACTACCGCAGAATCTCGCGCTGCCATACTGAAATTTACCGACACAGGGACTGCGCTCACAGGTAATGCGACGGTTATATGTCCTGCGTCTTCTAAACTGTATGTAGCGGATAATTCAGTCGGTAATAGTTATACTGTTACGCTAAAGACTAGCTCAGGTACTGGTATCGCTGTTCCTGACGGCACCGCAATGTTGTTGTACTGTGATGGCACGAATGTAGTAGAGGCAGTGTCTAACGCTGCATCGTTGTCTATAGCGGGTAAGGCCATTTCTCTTGCTGGTAGCCTAACCACGGCGGGTGCCTATGCCCTTACGTTGACTTCGACAGGTGCGACAAACGTAACGCTACCAACCACAGGTACACTTAGTACGTTAGACGGAACCGAGACGTTCACAAACAAAACCCTAACCAGCCCAACAATTAGTGGGGGCGACATAACAGGCATCACTGATTTAGCTGTAGCGGATGGTGGAACAGGTGCATCGGACGCTGCTACAGCACGGACTAATCTGGGCGCACTTGGCGAAGTTGCTGATGACACCACCCCGCAATTGGGAGGTGATTTAGATGTTAATTCTAATGACATCCTGTTTGGCAATGCAAACAAAGCACAGTTTGGTTCTGGTAACGAGTTACAGATATATCAAGACGGTCAGGCGTATATTGCGAATGCAACGTCTAACCTAAATATCCGTTCTGATGCAATTAACCTGCAATCTATAACAGGCACAGAAAATATAATTACAGGTGTATTGGATGGTGCAGTAACGTTGTATTATGATAATGCCGCTACACTAGCGACATCTGCAACAGGTATTACTGTAACGGGTAACATAGCTGTAACAGGTACTGTGGACGGTAGAGACATTCAGGTTAACATTCCAGCTTCACTGGGTACTGCAGGGCAAGTATTAACAGTCAACTCCGGTGCTACTGCGGCGGAATGGGCTGACCCTACTATAGAAGGTAGGTATGTATTAATCGCTACCACTGCCAACGCTACCGAAACTATTGCCACTACGGATGGCGGTTCAGGGTCTACATCCAACCAAATATTCTTGGCAACAAGTTCAGCAATCACCTTTACAGGCACAGCCATAGTACGAGAGCAAGCCGCAGATGGTACAGATGTATCTGCATGGGATATTAAAGGTGTAGCGAGACGCGAGGCTTCTGGAAGCGCTGTGATCGTTCAAAGTGACATAACAGCCCGCACAAACGTATCTGGGTACGGACTGGCAATTGCTGCATCTACGTCAGACGCAGGTGCCTTAGAGGTTTCGGTTACAGGTGCTGCTGCAACTGATCTAAAATGGGTAATCGACGTGCAGACCACCGACGTGGTGTACGCGTAATGGAGATGAGTTCTATTATAAATGTGGGACTAACTGCCGCAATAGGGGGGCTAGGTTGGTGGCTAAAAGCTCAACATAGTGAAGTAGCTCGTATTCAAATACTGCTTAATAAAACACGAGAGGAGATGGCAAAAGAGTATGTCACTAAAGCTGATAGCTCTACTGTGATGAATCAGATCGTAGCTCGGTTTGATCGCATTGAAGAAAAACTAGATCGTTTGATGGAACGATGACATGCTTTGTACCCTTGTATTTATAGGGTACGGACATCTGTTTATAAACGGCTACGGAAGCTGGTTTTATAAGGCATGTCATTATCAGTGTAACACTGAGAACATCAGGCGTGTCTACCGCGTACACCCTAATATTATATGCCCTGTGAGGTTCTATGAGACATGATAGAAATAGGTGTTGCGATAGCGGGCGCACAGGCCGCTTATAGTTTTTTGAAAAAAGGCGTCCAAGTCGGGCGTGACTTACAGGACATGGGCCAACAGTTGCAGCAGTGGGCTAACTGTATGGCTGACATAGACCAAGCAGAAAAAATGGCAGACAAACCGCCTTGGTATAAAGCACTTGGTGGTGGCACACAAGCGCAAGCTATGGAAGTCTTCTTAGCTCGCAAGCAAGCCCAAAAAATGAGGGACGACTTGCGTGAACTCATATCGCACCCTGCAATACTGGGGCCATCTCATTGGCAGGAATTTCTTCGTATCGAAGCCGAGATTAGAAAACAGAAACGTGAGCACGAATTTAGAAGAATGGAAATCAAGCAAACGATAATAGAATGGATAGCTGGGGTCTTTTTGTTTATCCTTGGAGTGGGTGCTCTTGTTGGATTCGTGTGGTTAGCCAATGCTTGATCCCGTTGGAAATTTACCATTTGCCATAGAGTTGCAGAGGAGCCGCGAGAGTATTGAAAACTACCAAGCGCAGCAGCAGGTGCAAAAGGAACATTTACTTGCGCACAAACTTGAAAAAGTGCTTGAGCGGCAAAAACTTGATTTAATATCCAGTTATGATAGGTTCGGTGCATCCAATACTGCCCTGCAACCGCAAGGTCAGATTGTAGATATGGAGGTTTGAAATGATAACCCCTGAGTGGCTAGACAAATGGCGCATCTGGCCCCGTCTAATTATAACCCTGTACGGGTTTGCTTTTTACCGCACAACAGAATGGTTCATAAGCCTTGAGGCACCGTCAAATGCGCAGGCTGGAATGGTTTCGGTAATTGTTGGTGCGGGCGCGGGATTTTATGGCATATATGTAAACGGTCAGGCGTCAAAACCTAAAAAGGAAGTTTGTGAAAAATGCGGCAAATAGATATGATCGTAGTACACTGTACTGCAACAAGACCTGAATGGCAGTCCGACCAAACAACAGAAGCAAAAGTTGCAGAGGTTAAAAAATGGCATACGGACAAAGGTTGGTCGGATGTGGGCTATCATTACCTCATTGATCGTAATGGCGTTATCGTTGAGGGGCGTCCTGTAGAACGTGCAGGTGCTCACGCCAAGGGGTATAACGCTACTTCTATAGGTGTTGCAATCTTTGGAGGGCATGGCGGTACTGCGAATGATGAGTTTGAGGAAAACTTTACCGATGCACAAGATCGTTCACTGCGTAGGCTAATTGCTCAGTTGCGGATGGAGTTTCCTAACATTACTCAGATTGTTGGTCACAATGATTTGCCAGATGTTACCAAGGCTTGTCCAACGTTTAGGGTGAATAAATGGATAGCTCAGGACAAGACCCCTCCAAAAGAACCCAGAAAATCCTTAGCCCAATCGAAGACGATCCAAGCATCTCAGGTCACAAAGATTGCTGGACTTGCTACCCCGCTGGTTGGGACATTAGGTGGGCTAGACTGGCAGAAACTCCTGATTTTGGGCGCTCTGTCGATAGTGATTCTAGTCGGAACAGGCGTGATTGACATTGAGCGTACCAAAAAATGGAAACAGGGTGACCGTTAATGTTTATGCTAGCTCGACTTAAATTGTACGCTTATGCTGCGGTGGCTGTTCTTGGTGCCATGCTTATGGTATACTTGAAGGGTGCAGCTAGCGGAGCACAGAAAGTACGCGCAAAAGCTACTAAAAAACGTGTTGATGATATGTTGACGGCGAAGGATGTAGAGAATGAAGTTAAACGTTTGGATGATGATGCTCTGCTCAATCGTGCTAATAAGTGGGTGCGAAAGCGTGACGGTTAACGGCTATTGTGATATAGCAAAACCGCATTATTTTGCTGACGCTCATGTGACCGCTTGGCTTCTAAAGAATGATCAGCAGTTACTAACCGACACTATTGTGCACAACGAACAGTATGAAAGATTATGCAGTGGAAAGTAGAGGAGTGCTTGTATGCGCGTAGAAAATAAAGCAAAGACGCTAGAAGATGGCTCAGTAGAGCCTGCTCATGTAATACATCAGGTGTGCGATGCTTGTGGCTATGATTTAGATGAATCCGAACTTGCCGCAGATATGTGTTCTGATTGTGGTGAAGTGTTAAATCTAAAACAACATGTGGCTATAAGTGTAACCACATTCCCTCCAATGTTTGCTGAAACTTCATAGGTGTAAAATGCCTTTCCAGAAACTCCAGTTTAAACCCGGAATAAACGACGAACGTACTAGCTACTCTTCAGGAAATGGTTGGTTCGACGGCGATAAAATACGTTTTAGGCAGGGGTTTCCAGAGAAAATAGGTGGGTGGAACAGAATATCTACTTCTACATTTTTGGGTGTGTGTCGCTCGTTGTGGAACTGGGTAACCCTATCTGGGTTTAACCTTGTGGGAGTAGGTACAAACTTGAAGTTTTACTTAGAGCAAGGGGGCGCGTACAACGACATTACACCGATCCGTGCAACCACAACCAATACTGCCACTTTTGCAGCTACTAACGGTAGCACTACTATAACGGTGACTGACGCTAGTCATGGGGCGTCTATCAATGACTTTGTAACATTTAGTGGCGCAGCCTCTTTGGGTGGTAACATTACTGCGGCAATCCTAAACGCTGAACACCAAATAACAGCCGTTAATAGTGGAAACGAATATACTATAACCGTATCTGCTACGGCTAACGCGTCTGACACAGGCAATGGTGGCGGGGCCGTCACTGCAGCTTACCAAATCACTACAGGTCAAGCATCAGTTGTTCCACTTACAGGCTGGGGTGCGGGTACTTGGGGTGGTGGTACGTGGAGTAACGGACTTGCATCTAATGAAGCTATTCGGCTTTGGAGCCAGTCTAACTTTGGTGAAGATTTAATATTTGGTGTGCGCGGCGGCAGTATATACTACTGGGATGCTACCAGCGGAGTGTCTTCTCGCGGGGTATTACTTTCAAGTCTTGGCGGTGCATCTGACGTACCAACAGTGCATAACTTACTGCTAGTATCTGATATTAACAGGTTTGTATTTTGTTTCGGCTGCAATAATTTAGGTAGTGCTACGCAAGATCCTATGCTTGTTAGGTGGTCCGACCAAGAGAGCGCAGTTAACTGGACCCCTGCGTCTACAAACCAAGCAGGTGATTTACGACTTTCCCGTGGCACTGAAATTGTAGCCGCAAAACAGGCTCGTCAGGAGGTTCTAGTTTGGTCGGACTCTGCGTTGTATTCTATACAGTATGTTGGAGCACCCGCTGTATGGGGCGCACAGCTTGTTGGTAACAACATATCAATTGCATCTCAGAACAGTGTAGCGTTTGCTAACGGTGTCGCATACTGGATGGGTAAAGATAAGTTCTATAAATACGATGGTCGCACACAACCACTTCGCTGTGATGTTAAGCGTCATATCTTTAATAACCTAAATACGTTACAGTACGACCAGTTTTTTGCGGGCACTAACGAAGCATTTCACGAAATATGGTGGTTTTATTGTTCCACAAACCAAGAACAGATCGACAAATACGTTATCTATAATTACCTAGAAGATACTTGGTATTACGGGTCACTGGGACGCACTGCATGGTTAGACTCAGGGCTACGCAACTTTCCTCTCGCTGCAACTTACACTTACAATCTTGTGAACCATGAAGATGGTATTGACGACAATGAAACAGGGGCAGGCACAGCTATAACGGCAAATATATCGTCTTCCCAGTTTGACCTTAGTGATGGGAGTAGGTTTGCTTTAATCAATCGTGTGCTCCCTGATATGACTTTTGAAGGCTCTACCGCCACATCTCCTGCAGCTACTCTAACCTTGCAACCGTTGGCTAATTCTGGTTCTGGGTTTAACAGCCCATTGTCAGAAAGTGGGAATAGTTCGGGCACTGTAACGCGCAGTGCCACTGCCCCCATAGAGCAATATACAGATCAGCTTTTCATGCGCGTGCGGGGGCGACAAATGGTGCTAAAAATAGAATCCACAGGACAAGGAGTTATGTGGCAGTTAGGTACACCTCGTGTAGATACTAGGCCAGATGGAAGACGATAATGGCAAATGAAATTGACCAAGTTGAACCACCTGCCCTACCGCTGGCACCTGATGGCTATGATAGACCGTTCGTAGATCAGCAAAGTAACGTGTTACGTCTGTTCTTTCGGCGTTTAACTAACATTGTTACTACACTCACATCTACTGAAGACGGCGGTAGGTTTCTCTACATGCCACGGGGGTCTTTTTATAGCACTGTTGACCAAACGGCGGCAATGGCAAGTACGGGGTACGCGGTTACGTTTAATTCTACGCATCACACGGATAGCATAACTCTATCAAACAATAGCAGGATAAATGTTACCCACGCAGGTACATATCAGTTTTCTATAACGCTTCAGATAGAGCATAATAATTCTAGTGAGGCTACGGTAACTGTTTGGGAGAAGCTAAATGGAACTACCGATACACCCTACTCAGGACATCTATTTGATGTAAAAGGTAACGATTTCTATGTTGTTAACTGGGTTTTTACACGCGCTTTAGAAGCAGATGACTATATTGAAATCTACTGGGCCACTACTGATACGCAGTTAAACTTACACGCAGAAGCCGCATCAGCCCTTCACCCCGGCGTCGCATCTGCTACGGTTGATGTAACATTCGGGACTAACTCATGATGGAACAGTTAGACATACCCACAATTATAGGGCGCTCTCTTACGGAGCAGCATAATGCGTCACCTGAAGAAATACGTGAGACTATGTTGTTCCTTACTATATTAGGTAAAAACAAACATACTGTTGTAGACCAGTACGGTAACACGGTATTTTTTACCACACCAATAAAAGAAAACAAAAAAGGGTATAGGGTAGCGGCGGTAAAAATGTATACACTGGATCAAGCTGTAGACCTTGTAAGACAAGTGTATGCGTACTTAAAAAAGCTAAAACAACGTAAAATATCAGTTTTAAAATTTAGCACTGACGATGTGCGGTTAACTCCGTTGTTCCGTGCTATAGATAGAGAGTATCCGGTAGAAATACGCAAAGCGAAAAAAACAGGGCGCTTGTATGGAACCATAAACATTCAGGAGCCTAAATAATGTGTACAAATAATTTGCCGCATATAACAGATATTGACTTAAATCCTTTTGACGATCCGGGTGGTCCGGTAGAGATTGATTTGGGCATAGATGATGTAGATTTTCTTGATATAGATATTGCGGGTACGATAGAGCATGAAGTCTATTACATAGGTAAGGCTTTTAAATCTATTGACTTAAATCCTTTTGATGCGAACGAAGCATTAGAACTAGACCTTATTGAATCTGGAGAAATAATAATAGAGGAGATTGAGAAAGACCCTTTTGGCACTATTGGCACAGTAGCCTTAGTGCTTTTGAACGCCCCTGCTTGGGTATTTGCATTAAATTCAGGTGCATCTGCAGCGTATCAAGGAGAAGACGCCGAAGGTATAGTTGGAGCTATGCTTAAATCTTATGTCGGTGCGCAGTTAGGGGATATAGTAGCAAACCAAACTGGTAATATTCTTCAAAATGCAGGGGTGCCTGAAAGTATAGTCAGTATTGTAGAAAAAGGCTCCGAACAATTTGCAACTACGCTTGTTCATACAGAAGGTGACCTTGAAGCTGCGTCCAATGCTTTTTTGACAGGTAGCCTTACTGAAGGTATGGGCATGGTCCTTGGCAAGATTGATGACCAATTAGGTAACATATTAACAGAGGTGGATGGAGCGACAAAACAATGGACTGATTTAGGCGCTGGCATAAGAGACGGAGTTACCGCAGGTCTAACTGCTGCAATAGAAGGCGGTGATATTAGTGAAGCAGCGCTAAATAACCTAGTATCCACTTATACAAAAGGTGTCATAGCGCCGATTGTAGATGTTTCAGAAGAGTTAGGCATAGACCTTGACGACAATCGTGTGAGAATGCTTGCTCAGTCCTTGGGCGCGAGTGTGAATGCTGCTGTATCAGGTGGAATGGAGCCTACAGATGCGTTTTTTGCTTCATTAAATGCGCAGGTTGATGAACAAATTAAAGACTATATAAATTCTGCTGAAGGGTTAGGCGCAAATCAATTATTTGATTCTTTTTTTGGCACCCAAGGAGTAGTTGAAGAAAAACTTAATGCTTTGACGACCGCCCAGTCTAACATGACGACGGCGGCTAATTCGTACAACGCGATACTTACTGAAGAAGAACGTTTGTACAAACGCTATTCAGATGCAGTTGATCTATATAATTCTACCGAGGGCGCACAAGGAACAAATTACGCTGCTCTAGGTCAAGCATATCAAAACTATGTAAACGCAAACGCGTCCGCTAAACAGGATTACCTAAACACATACAATGCAATAGCGCCTACCATAGAGGGCTTACAGGAAGAATTTAATACCGCGTCAGAAAATTTATTGTCTGACTTAGACGAGTTCCCCGAAATGTTTGAGAAATACAAACGGGTAACCAACGAGGTTGTTGGCACCGCGACAATGATGGAGAATTTGGGTGACAGGTATGGTAGATTTACTGAAGAAGACTATCGCCTTATGCACAACCTAGGCGAAGACGAGGATATTTACGAACATTATTTAGCAAACCAAGACGTAAACGCCACGATAGACCCTAATAACATCACTATGACCCTGTTGCCAGACGATTACATATACGACGAGGCAACAAAGTCTTATTATAGGAACACACCTAGTGGGTGGCAGCGTGTTGATCCGTTTGCGGATGGAGTATCTACTTCTATAACGTATGATGCCGTTAGTTTAGATCAGTTTGTAAAAGATAAGTTAGGAGAGGATTATAGTTATTATAATGGTATGTACCTAAAAAACACTCCTGATGGTTATCAACAAGTAAACCCGTTTGCTGAATCTCCAGTTGGTAATTCGTATGACATAACTATGAAAGATATTCGTAGCGATTTAGCCCCAGTAGGTGTTGGCAGTCGTGTCACTGCTGATATATCAAATGTATTAGGCAGGGGCGAAGACACGATAATAACATTACGGGACTATCATATATTAAAAGACGCAGGGTACAATATAATACCTACGTATGATCCCGTTTTGCAAAAATCTTTTGACGGCACTGACAATTATGGAACTGAAGTTGAACAATGGCTAAATGACCAAGACCCTTCTAAATTAAGTTTAGAGGCAGCATACGCATTATATAAAAATTTAATAGATACAGGTAAGGGTATAGCTCTTTATGGAAGTAATTCAGTAACAATCCCCAACATAGGTGCTGGGCCTACATATACGACAAGCAAAATTGAAACGAAAATAAACCCAGAAATACAAAAAATCATACAGGGCGCGTTAGGTATAAGCGACCAAGAAGCTGCGGAACGGTTCCCGATTGGTGATGTATTAAACATAAACCCCGTGACGGGAGCGACTTCCCAAACAATAAATCAAGGAGAGGATTTACTCGCAGTTCGTAATGCTTTTGAAGAAGCAGGTTATGTAGTAGCAATGGACCCGCTAACTGAACGGATAAACAAACTTGAATATGAATTAGCGGACCCAAGTGCCATAGTAGATTTTGTACAGAACACAGCAGGGCTTGCAGCTACTTCTGTAGGCTCTCTTGCGCAAACATTTGCGTATGGAAAAATATTAACCAACGCTGCGGGATGGACTGAAGGCGAAGTGTCCGACAGTGTGCTGTATAAACTTGGTGAGGCCATAGAAGACTTCGGCACAGGAATGCAGACCGACGACTATGTAGCCAATAAAGAAGCACTTGCCGAAGCAATGGGTAAAAATTTAGCCGATGCCGAAGGGTTTAGAGAATCAGTTCTTGCAGTCCTTGCCACCGCTGCAGATTCTCCCGGTACATTTATAGCTGAGTATGTTGTATCGGAGATTATCCAAGAACTGCCGTTCTTACTAGCAAGTGGTGGTACGAGCCTTCTACTTAAAAAAGGACTACAGACAGCGGGTGAAGAGTTCTCTAAAAAAATAGCCCTTAGAGGTGCTTTAGGTACAGCGGCAGCGGGCAACGTGCTAGAAGCGTATGGTGGCGCTGCAGGTGATGCATATGATAAATCATACGCGACTTATAAAGAAGTAGCCCTTAGAAATTTACCAAGCGGCACCCCTGCAAATGAGATGGAGCGGTATGAAGCTAAAATAGAAGACGCCGCTATAAAGTATGCAACCGAAAATGCACAAGCTGCGGGTATAGTTGGCGCTACTATGGGCCTTATTTCTATGGGGATTGGTGGTAGCGCACTTGAAAAAGCAATATTTGGGGATAAGAAAGCCCCTGATGGTTGGGCCGATGCAATGCAGAACTTGTATGACAAATCGGGCCTTAAAGATTTTGTCGTAGAACCTACAAAGGTTGGCTTAAAAGAGGGTTTTTCAGAAGCACTTGAAGAAGGGGTCATATCAGATTTTATTGAAGGCCGTTTGTCTCTTATAGATGATACTAGAGATCGTTCAGGCAATAATACTGCCGCAGCACTATTAGGGTTCATCGCGGGGGGAGGTACAGGTACAGCCATTGCTATAGGAGATCAAATAGTTACTTCGGTTAAAGACTTTGGCACAAACGCAGATATTATAAATAATAGTAGCCCTACAAATCAAACTATCACAAACGCCCAACCTGTAGAACTGTCTCAAACCAAAGAGTTTATGGACGTAAATAATCCGCAGGGGGGTGGGCTATACTCTGAAGAAGATTTAGAAAGTCTAGCAGGTCTTAACGGTAATTACTTACTGATGAAAGACGGTTATGTTATATCAACAGATACTGGAGCCGTAGAGTATCTTCTTGACACTTATGGATACACTCTTGACGATGTTCAACATGCTGGTGACCTAGCAAAAATAAAAATACAGGGGGAGTATGGGGACTTACCACCAACACTACCTTCGTCTATCCAAAACAGTAAGGACGCGCAGTCTTCATACGATGCTCTCGTTGATTTAGGTGTTGGTCCAGACGCCGCTTTAAACGTTACTAATTCTCTGTACGATAAGAATGTCGTTACACAAAGCGAAATAGAAAATGAGTTTAAGACTTATGATATAGAATTTTCTGCGCCCATAATAGGAGAAGCAAAAAAGATACTCTCAGGTCTAAACGTTGACAGTGATGTGGCTACGCTGGTCGCATCTTATGTAGACCCGTACTATTTAGATACTCAAGAAGTTATAAACACCGCCGCTGCAGAAGGAGTGACACTCACAGAGGAGCAAGCCGCTCAATACGTCAGAGAAGTAGAAAATGACGAAGATGCAGCAGCAGAAATAGCCGCAGAGTATGACCCACAAGCTACAACGCGTGAAGAAGTAGAGCAGTTTTTCGCAGAACTAGATTACACTCCTACGGAAGAAGAAATAACTGCGCGAATCGGTGCAACACCAGAAGCAGATCAGAAAGAAGC